CTCCATTGAAGCGTCATAGATCCTAGTTGATCGGCTCTCAAATCTGCACTGGAAGATGTTATAACTGCTTTATTAGTTTTAAAAAGTAAATTATCAGTAACAGAATCTCTAACTTCTATAGTTATATATTTATTAAATAAAAAGCTAAGATTGTCAGATTGAATTATCTCAGCAGTTGGAGATCTGCCGGGAACCATGAACATACCTAGTGTGCCATTTACAGATACTCTTTTTGGGACTATTTCATATGGCATATAGTCATCTATTGTGTAAATTTCTACTTGTTCTGTACTTACTGTCCAAGAGACCTGCATTGCAAAACCAACTATATTTCCATTTATTTTTAAAACAGTTCTAGCTCCAGTCATATATTTTGCAGAAGGCTTGACCGTAGCCACACTTCCAGCTGAAGATATTACGTTTTCAACAGCTCCGGTTATAAAATTCTCTAAACCAGTGCCTCTGTCAAACCCTTTTCTTCTACTCATTTACAACCTCAAGAAAATTGTTGACCTTGTCCGGAAGCTTCTGATATAAAACTATCTTCATCTACATAGTTTGCAACAAATTGAAATTGTTGAATCATTGGCGATTTTTTAGAAATTGTAGAATTTATAGCAACAATTCTGCAATTCCTAATCCTAGCTATTCCTAATATATCTTGAGTTTGATATCTCTCACCCACCAAGATGCCAGTTGAATTTATTGCACTAACAAGTCCATTAGCAAGATCGTTTCCAACATAGCCTCTTGGGGGGATTTTTTGATAAATTTCTATATCGAAACCAGTTGCATCTCCAAGCTTTGCTGGATTTGCGCTTTGATCTGCTTTCCCATCTGACCTGAGCAGATCTGGTCTTGTAAAATCGCTTGAGGCCGCAAAAGAACCCACTCCATTGCCATATCCACTAGACCCTTCCATTTTTCCGATAAGACTTTGCGCTGCATCCACGTATCTTATTACAGTAAAACTTCCAGAAACAGCATAGGACAATGGTTCTATTGTGTCAGACTCGTATACTCCAAGTATTTTAGTGGGAATATGGTTAATAGATACGGAATAAGAAAGATCCGTGGCATACGCTATGGTTACACCATTTACTTTTATCTTACAGTTGGAACCTGTAATAAAAAATGGCTTTTTGTTTGCCACGGATATATTCCTTATGCGCTAAGATCGGCCTCGCCAGATCTTGACGCTGCAAATGAGTCATCTTCAATCATCTCAGCGACGAACGTGAAAGACTCCATCAACACACCACGCTTATTGACGCTGCCGCTCATTCTTGTTAGTCTTGCATCAATAATTTTTTTGAAGATCTCAACGCCAGTGTTGTCTGCTGGATCGTTTACATTTTTTCTGAAAAGTTCAATATCAACAGTTTGAGAAGCAAGAAGGTCGCCAGGATTGAAATGTTCTGACATTTTTCCTGATGCACCCTGCCAATTACCTACTCCATTGCCATTTGCAGCCGCACCAGTGACTTTGCCTTCTGAAGCCGCTTTAGTGTAGCGAACGATAGAAAAAGATCCGCTAACAAGAGTTGCGATAGGTTCGTTTGAGAGAACTTCATACCGACCCATTGTTTCAATTGGAATAGTCTGCACCGAAACATCATACTGAACATCGGTTGCATATGCTAAAGTTACACCATTGATCTTGATCTTGGCATTACTACCTGTAATCAGACTGGTTTTTTTCTGTGCCATCTTTATCTCCTAGGGCTCTAGAACCCATTACGTTAGAAACTCTTACCGCAAGAGTCGTATATTAATACTATCATGATTATAGTTATGATAATAAAAAAGGAGGCCAATTGCTTGACCTCCCTAGTTTTTGCATTAAAAATTAAGCATTCTGAGCAGCTCTTTGTAGAGTGATCTCAGAAAGAATAAAGTCAATACCTTCAACAAGCTTGATCTTAACAGAGATATAAATAGTATTTCCCTCGATTCTAACACTAAGATCTTTAAAGCCTTGTGGAGCATCTGGAGTTGCAACAGTAACGCCCTGAGCAAGGAATGTGGCAAGAATTGATTCCGCAGTTGACTTAACTTCTGCTGCGCGAACTATATTCTTGATACCAACATAGCGAAGCTCCATAGCGTTTCTAAAGTTATATGCCACAATGTCGCCAGCATAGATAACGTTTCCACGATTCCAAACCCAGTTGTCATCAGTTCCATATGCAGTGTTGTCAACAACAACTCTATAGCCACCGGTTCTTGGTGCCTCGAGGAAGGTGATACCCGCATCAATTGCTTGTTCAAATTCAACATCTGGATCAAAATCAATAACGATATCTTGCTCAGCTGTTGTCATTGGTTGAGCAGTGTGTCTAACTCCAGCGCAGTTCAAGAACTTGAACGTAAGAGGAAGACCGACTGGAGCACCACAACGTGAACCAGCCAATAAGCAAGCGAGTGCCCATGGTTGGAACCATTTTATATTTCCAGCTGCATCGATCTGACGAACATCTTGGATTGCAAGCTGCATGCGACCATCTGCGATTGAAGCTGCTTTTTCTTTAGAAGCATCAAAGCCTGCTTTGAGAGAAAGAAATCCTTGACGCTCGCTTCTCTTTTTAACAGTTTTCATCAAACTAATATGTGTCTTAACAGCTTGATGAACACCGTCTATAGTGTAAGAAGAAGCAGGATCTGTCAAAGAATCTGCGACATCCGCTGTCGCATCTCTTGAAAAGAGAGGGACAATGAAGTTGCAGTGGAATTTCTCAGCTTTGGCAAGAGCTTCTACGAAACTAAGAGAGCTTGTTGCACCCTTAGCTCCACCAGCCAGCATAGACTCGGATAATGCGTCTGGAAGACCGACGTCTGATTGGTTAAGCATCTCAACTAGAAGCGATTGCGATACAAGTTTTTCAACTTCGAAAGCATCTTTCTTAAGACGAGCAGGCTTATTTCCTGCTTGTGACAATGCTCCAACTGAAGAAACATGATCTAGACATGAAAGTGGAAGCTGGGCATAAAGAGCATTTGAGACAGAAGCGCTCCAACCAACTTGAAAACTAATGGCTTCAGCCAAAAAACCCAATGTTGTATATTCTGATTTGGCAAGAGAAACCGAACCAGCAGATGTTGTTAATACAATTTCCGTATCGGTCACAGAGACAGATGCTGAACTTACGCTTCCAGATCCATCATGGCCGACCAATAAAACAACGTTTCCGCCTACAATGTCTTCTTCAACTAGAAGATCTCTTTTTTGTGCAAAAGCCATGGTAACAGAAGGCTCTGACGATGAGACTGATTGACCAGCAACAAGACCTAACTTAGCTAGATCACCAGAAGTTGAATCAACAAGCTCAAGAGAGCGACCAAAGCCAAGCTTATGTTGATTTGCATCAGCGGCAAGTTGAAGTTTGACCGCACCAGCGGAAACCACGGCCTCAATGCCTGCAGGAAGTTCTGAGTTTAATTCAACAACCAACGAGGCTAAATCGGAGTGATCTCCAGCTGTTGAACTAAGAGCAACAACTGCAAGAGCTCCGCCATTCTTTCTCACACTAAAAGACACTCCATTCAATGCTGCGCCAAAAGCAGCCGGAGCTGTTCCGACAGCAGCTGGAACAGCTTCTGAAGAAGAAGTGATCTTTGCACTAGTTTGATTTCCACCAACGCCCCACTCTCTTGCTCTAAGAGTTCCATAGGTGGAAGCAAGAGCAAGAGAAGCTCTTGCGGATGCGTTTGTCTTCAACACCCAAACTGCTTGAGCACCATTTGGAATGGCTCCATCTACAGCTGGTGAGAATAAGAAACCAAGAGCATCTACAATTGGACCTGAGCGATACTTAGCTCTTGCTTCTGCCAATTGATCTGCGGTGTATACGTTTTTAGAAGCATCAATCTCTGCCGTGACTGGAGCGCCTGCGTCAGCTTCTCCAACAATAACGACTAAACCAGCTGGACTAAGTGGCAAGTTTCCACCAAGATCAATCTGAGTTTTCGAATAACTACCTGGCTTTTTGATTGTCGCTCCGTTAAAGCTGACGCTAATTGCCATTTAAGTAACCTCCAGTTCTAGTTCTAAAAAGATCATTAGTAATTATAACACATGCCTATGGCTTGGTTACTTAACATGCAACCCAAACATCTTTGCTGCCCAATCCCATCTTTCCATAGTTTCTTTCTTACCAAGTCCTCGCCCTTTTGCATCTGCTCTCAATATCTCTTTAATATGAGCAGGTTGATTTAAAACACTGGCTCTCTCTGTCCACCACTGATCAAAGTCAACTGCTGAGTCTGATTCTTTTTTAGGGACTGATTTTCTTTGAGCTTTTTCAAATTCAGCTATAGCCTTAAGATCTGGCTCTAATGATTCTTGTTTGTTTTTTTTAAGTTCTTTATTAGCCATTTGTATCCACCGCCCTTTCGTAGTTCAACTCTTCCACTTCCAGATCAAAAGGACCCTCAAATGGATCATTAGACCATGTATTAAATACTGTACAACGCATCTTCACCCAACGAGTATATATGTTTTCTGGCATTTTTGCCGAATCTTTCTGCCAATCAGTTGCAGAAAAAGTTTGAACTTCCAAACCTAATTCCTGCGCTAGGGGTTTTGTTTTAAATAGGATATACGACAGTATGTAATACATCCACAATACTTGATCAGCAGTTTTGCTTCCATGTATTCCTATATCTATAGTAACACTAAAGCTAGATATTGCTAACTCTCCGTCCTCTTCGTCTCCGTAATAGTCACTAATTGCAGCCTTTGATTCATCTTCATTTTCAACAGATAGATGAACACTGTAGCATGGTACTCTTTCTGGAGTTAGAAGAAAAGCTTGTATAACTGGTGTTTTTTCAGTAGTAAACCATTGCCAAACTCTGTCTACATAAGTTGGACCATAGCCAGCTACCATCAATGGATGCTCTTTTACATACGCGAAAATATCATCAAAAGCATTTCTGTTTGATCTTAGTGTTTTTAGGCCGTATTGAATTACTCTTTGTACGGCTATTTCAGGCATAACATGGGACATCAGTATTCCCTTTCGTACCTTCTGATGACATCATTTATTATATCATCAGTCTTATACCTTATTCTGGTATTGATTTCATTGATAATATTTGTCATATCTGCTTTTTTTTCTGGAATAACCCAATCTCTGGTCTCGTCTTGATTGCTAGATGCTGTCCTAAACTGAACAGCCCCACCTATGGATGAAGGTTCTTTCCCCCCGACAATCTTACTATTTGAAGCCATACCGAAAGCAATGGCCATTTCAGCAGTTGCATCCTGTATAGATGTCTTGTCTTTAGACAGACCGGATATTGCATTTATCCCAGCGTCAACATTTTTTATCATTGTTTGTCGTTGTTCTTTAAATGGATTTTTTCCAATTGGAACGACTTTATAAGTAGTGCCAGAAGCAGATGTCTTACCGTTGCTAAGTATAGATGAAAGCATACGCATCTCTGGTTTGCTAAAATCTGTTTTTCCAGAATCAGTTTCTATCTCAAGATATCCATTGTTAGATACTAATTTTATTTCAGACAAAAATTCTTCAGAATCAATATCATTTGCAGTGTTTTGGATTTCCTGGAGACAGGACGATACGAGGTCTTCTATTCCGAGTACTATTTCTTCTCTAGCGGATTGAAGTATGTGTAAAATTTCATCATCTTCATATCCTCTTGAAACAAGTCCCCACTTCAATGTTTCAAGTCTGCTGTCTATCATTTTTTCTTTTTCTTTAGTGCTTTTGCCTTAAGATCTATTAAAAAATTAGACTTTTCATCATCAGTCCAATCTTTATCAAAGTGAATTATTATATGACCATCTGGTTTTATGATAACCTTTGGCTTAGATAGATAAGGATAGAATTCGTTGGATATTTTATTTGGATTTGATGGATTTGAAGAAATCGCCTCTACAGTTGAGGGTTTTTTATTTATTTGCTCTAACTTAGACTGAAGTTCGATCAGTTTTTTTTCAATCTCATCGATTTCGTCACCAGCTTTGCCGGCTAGAGAGTTGTGCTTCTTTTCAACATTCAAAAGCCGATCTTCTAGTTTGTCAAAGAGAGAAAGTATCTTAGCTTCTGCTTGTTGAAGATCGACAGCGTTTCCTTGACGAATCTCCTGACGAACACTTTCGATCTCATCGTAGATATCACCAAGATTGTAGGATCTATAGTTGTTAACCATCTTTCCGATGCCGTCTTCAATGGTCTCGTTAGATAGTTTCTCTGGTGGCAATATCTTTATCTTAGAGTCATGTGCACCAGCCCATTCAAATAGACTCATAACATCTCTAAGCATATCTTCGTGCTCTAGATTAGAGAATCTATGAATAGTCTTTGCGCCATCTTCTACATGTCCAGATTTTTTACCGTCTTTATGCTTTCTAACCGTAATAACATATGAGCTAAAAGGGATCTTGGCAACTGAATCTTCTTTTAACGATGAGATATGTGGATCTAGATGCCTATGTAGAGCATTTGCAATTAAAGTTATGCAGTCTTTTTTAGGCATCTCAAATATAGGGTGAAGTTCTAGTTGTTCTTCTGCCTTCTTTATCTTGTCTGCTAGCGGCGAATTTTTGTGGCAATGCTGCTCGATCAAAGATTTTAGAGAAGGGATGCAGCAGTCTCTAACTTCTGACATATCTATGTCAGTTAGATCTTTAAAGCCTACGTCATATAGTTCTTCTGTATCTTTGTAGATAGACTCTGGATCTTGTGAGTTTATTCTGATAAAAAAAGAACCAGAGTCTAATTCCTTTAATTTAGATGGATCGATGTTTAGTCCAGTTTCTTCACGAAGCTCTCTTGCTGCAGATTCTGCTGGTTTTTCACCTTCTTCTGAAGATCCACCTGGAAGAGCCCATTCGTTTGTCTTGGTGTGTCGACCCATCAGCACTCGACTACCTTCATCCATGACTACAACACCATAACCAGGCCTTCCTTCTGCCTTGCTCATGTGTTTTTCTTTTAGTCTCTTTGTCTCTTCCCTAAGTTTTTCCTTTACTTTTTTCTTGTGCTCTTTTTGCTTGACATGCTTGTCTTTGTGAGACTCTCCCCACTTTCCACCTTCATGCTCCTTGCCTTTAGACTTTGGAAGACCGCCCTCTCCTCCAGAGTATTCTTCCGCAACGCTTTTAGGAGGGCCGCTATCTCCTCTGGCGGTTGTGCCTTTCTTCTTGCCATGAAGAATAGCCATCATCATGCGGTATTGTTTTTTGCTTGCAAAATGCGGCATCGCAAACCCTCTTAAGACTGAGCCTTATCGATTATAAGCCCTATCTTAGCTTAGTAAATCATTATTAAGCCATCTTTTCCGGTTTGTTGACAAAGAAATCTCTCTTAACAACAACATGCTGTGGAAGACGTTTTACTGTTTTCTGTCCATCTATCATCTGCTGAGACACTCGAAGCTCTCTAAGTGGTTGAAGAACTATATATACTGGATTTGCAAAATAACTAACTGCATAAGTGTCGCCTATCTCGTTGGCAGCATCGTATGCCGGCTGTTTTCCAACTATCCACTTTATGAGTCCATTCTCCACAGTGAAGTCCTCATTTTGTTTATATTCTTTTACAACGGTATCTGTTGCTGTTATTAGATATTCTACTTTTTCTATTGGATATCTAAGTTGTTGAGTATTTCCCGCTCTTGGCTCATATTCTTTCTTCTCCCACATTCTTACCGTAAAATCAGTAATGACTAGTTTGTCATACATAGAAAACTCAGCCTGTGTCCCATCTTCATACTCTGTTGGAAAAGTTACAGTAGCTGTACCTATTTCCCAAGTACCTTGATATTCAAAATTCTTTTCAACTGAGTTCGATACAAAAACTCCAGTTATTTGTTTGGGATCGTAGTAAAAAATCCCAGATCCATCACAGTGCGGACAAATAGGCGAATGTGAGTTATCATTAAGAGATCCCATGTTGGGGCATGGAAGAGCGCGATGATGTACGAACCTTATCCCTCGACGCTGTATAAGCTGATCGAAATTCTGACCAAACATACTTGGATCTGGAAGATTAATAGGATATTGGCTACTGGTCGACGTTGGACTGTTTGGTATAGTAGTCGAAGGTTTGGTCATTTTTTGAACCATGATATTATCTCTCCTAGGTATAACCATTATACATGGAGTATTGCGATGAATCGTGTCTCTAAGATATTAGAGCACATAGCTTCGACTGGGGATTGCGAAGATCTCAGAAATAGTCCATGTAAAGTTTGTCCGCTTGCAAAGCTCAAGCAAAGGGAAAATGGAACCGGTTGGTTGAGTTGCTATGAGTCAGTGGGTGCTTTTGCAGCTGGAACAGTGGAAGGTGTGATTGAGGCCTACAAGACCGCTGCAAAGCAGAAGATATTAGAGATAGCAATAGAGAAAGAACTTGGTGAAAATATGAGAAAGATAAATGAAGCTGGACTTGCACTCGTTAAGTCATTTGAAGGCTGTAAACTAACCGCGTACGCAGATCCGGCTTCTCCACTAGGTAAAGAGTTGTTGAAAGTTAAAAACGCTAGAAAAGAAGGTTGGCAGTCTCTGCCAGGAGATCCGTGGACGATTGGTTACGGCGCAACTGGTCTCGATCCATACTCACCTCTCGTCAACGGTGCTCATAAACCAATCGGCCCTTCCACAAAGTGGACACAAGAGCAGGCTGAAGAAGCACTCGTGCATCACCTCCAAGGTTTTTGCGATCAAGTCTGCAAGCTATTAAAGGTCGAAGTAAACGACAACCAACTCGCCGCTCTTACGTCGTTCGCGTACAACTGTGGTGTCAGCAATCTAAAGCAATCCACTCTTCTTAAGATGGTCAATCAAAAGAAGTTTGAAATCGCTGCTGATGAGTTTCTTAAGTGGAACAAAGCTCGCGGTCAAGAGATGCCCGGTCTCACTCGCCGCAGGGAAGCAGAGAGAAGACTCTTTTTGTCCTGACCGAGTTTAATTTTTTAGATTTTTAAAAACTTATTGAAAACACTATACTTTTTTAAGTGAAACACTCACACCGCAACCACGCGGTTTAATCCATCCCCTCCAAGTAACACCCCATGTAACCACCAGAGCAAAAGCCAAACCAAACCGAACCTCACAGACCACCAGCCATCTCCACCACACATCTGGGCCACTACGCTCCGTCGCGGTCTTTCGCTTGGCTTGCTTTTATAAAGCAGATCTTAGCGAGGCTCTTCGACGAGGCTCATCCAACGCCACTTGGCGGCAGATTTATCTCAATCATATCTAAGCTGTTGTGGCCGTCCGCGCAGGCCCTCGACGGGTATAATAGGATTAGGAATGGATGCGGGTTCTTTGGCAAGTGAATAGTCGAATGTCTCCGCGGGGCACCTGCGTGTACGGTGCTAGCCCCGCGGCAGTTCTCTTGCTTTCCCTCCCAGAGCTCGCACTTAGCTTCCATGTGACTCGAGCAGGCTGACTGTAGAAGTCACTATACTGTTCGCGCAGGGCCAGGTACCAGTACCTGGCTTTTTTCTACAGGCTAGCGGGCCCCTTTATGATCATTGGCCCAGCTACGGACTACTTGCGCGGCGGTACCGATACTTTAATTAGAGGTCCCCTAAAAAACCAAGGGTACCGGGTAACTTTTCCGATACTAATTCTCTATACCACCGCACCGAAACTGGAGGTGATTATGGATGCTCCGATACTGTTCTATCTGTACATGGTTGCACTGCTCTGGATTGCCGATGCTTAAAAGTCTCGTCCGATGCTAGATGTTCTATGTCTCCGATACTTCTCTTACTTGTTTTCTTGGGAGGTCTATATGACTATGACTCAATCCGAATCTGTTGTGTTCTTCACCAAGCAAGTCATGGGCGATTCTTTCCGTCCCAACCAACCGATCCTCGAGTACATCTCGAAGGACCAAGTCTCCAAGATCGTGGACGCGGTGACTGCTTCGATTCTTGAGGGTGGGACAGACTTCTCCGCTCAGGCTCGAGTCAAGTACGACGAGCCCAAGAAAGTCCGGTCCTATGTGGTTGGTATGGTGAACAACTGGCATCGCAAGGGCAAGGAACTGAACGGAGGTGGAGTCTACGTTCCCAAGAATCCCGGTTCTCGCGCTGGCTCTGGAGACGCTGAACTGAAGGAGCTCAAGCTCTTGAAGAAGGCGCTGACCGAGCGCAACGCCAAGCCCGAAGCTCTCGCGAAGGTCGATGCAGCGATCGCAGCTAGACTCGAAGCTCTCGGTGCTTCGAAGAAGGTCGAGATCAACCTCGACCTGATCCCAGAAGAACTTCGGGACCTCATCTGAGGTCCTTCGGTGGTCACCCGGAATCGGGTGACACTGCTACGCTGCCCGCCGATTCTACTATTATATATAAGCTACAGCATAGTGTTATAGCTTATGTGTTCCGATTCTAGTTGTTGTTAGGAGGTCCACTATGATGAAGCAATCACAGTCCGTTGTTGAAGCCACCGTTTCTGTGTTGGGTGACCAGTTCAAGCCTGGTGTCCCGGTTCTCACCTACATCACCAAGGATCAAACCGGTCAGGTGGTTGACTTGGTCACTGATTCCATCATGGAGGGGTTGACTGAGTTCAGTGACCAAGCCAGGGCCAAGTATGATGACAGGAAGAAAGTCCGGTCCTATGTGGTTGGTATGGTGAACAACTGGTTCAGGAAAGGAAAGGAGCTAAATGGTGGAACCACCTATGTGCCTAAGAACCCTGGGTCAAGAGCTGGAACTGGAGATCCTGAGCTGAAGGAGCTCAAGCTCTTCAGGAAAGCCCTGACTGAGAAGAATGCCAAGCCTGAAGCTCTGGCCAAGGTCGATGCTGCGATTGCAGCTAGACTCCAAGCACTTGGCACCAACAAGATAGAGATCAACTTGGATCTCATCCCAGAAGAACTCCGGGACCTCATCTGAGGTTCTCGCTCTGGTCACCCGGAATCGGGTGACACTGCTACGCCGGCGACCGATACTATTATTAATTGTAAGCAATGAGTGCTAAATAAATATCACTCTTTAGCTTACTTAGGAGGCACTATGAGTTACATTGAAGGCTCTAGTCCACTTGGCTGCACTGTGATCAAGTTTGGTGACAAACTGTATCACTTCTCCAATGAGTTCACCATGGACAATGGTGACCCAGTGATCTACCCACACAAGCTCAAGTGTGTGGTGACTCCAGTTCAGTACTCTGCAATGGTTCACTGCAACAACATAGTCCCACTGGAATCAGTCCCTGCTGTGGTGCTTGAACTTGCAATCAGCAATCTCAGTGAAGATGGCTACTCAGAATGGGTGGACTTGGAAATCCCAGCATAAGCTGGGTTTCCTGCAAGACTCTAACAATCTAGGAGGCACTATGAATATCTCCAATGTTCTCCAAGTACTCTGGAACTTTGAGTCCTCAGCTTCTGCCTACATCCTGGTGAGATCAATCACTGACAACCCATGCACTGATCAAGAGTGTGCTGCTATCTATGAGAATAGTGAAGGCACCAATGATGAGCTCACAGAGCAGCTTCTGCTTACACTTGATCAGACTCAGTTGGCTGAGCTGGTCAGCATCCTGAGAGGACTGGATGAGGACCTGAGGGATGAGTGTGATGGCGATGAGGATGAGTACCTTGATAGGACTGATGGCATGGACATAGAAAGTATGCTGGCATAAGCCAGCAGTCACCCGGAATCGGGTGACACTGCTACGCCGGGGACCGATACTATTATTATTTGTGAGCTACGGCACGGTGTTGTAGCTCGCTCCGAAACTGGAGGTGCTTATGAGTGCAGTTGCTTTGGTCCGACTCGAAGGCGAAGTCAACCGTATCGTCACCATCGATGGAGTGGAATACTACAGTTACGACTGGGAGTCTTTCAAGACACCCGAAGACACCAAGGTCTCTGCCCGAGACCAGCAACTGGATAAACTACTAAACGAGCTGTGCGATATCTGCAGCGCCCACTGCGACGAGACCCAGATTCTGACTGCATTGGTGGACCTGAACTCGCTTCAGATCACCAAGATGAACTTGGAAGACGCGCCGGAATAACTCCGGCCTCTTCAGTGGTTCCGATACTTTATCATTGTGAACAATGGAGGTGAGCTATGAGTCAATTCAGTACAGTTGAGACCTTTCAGTTCAAGGCTCCGTTTCCAAGCCGCAGTGGCGAAGCGCACTTCGTAGTACACATGGTGAAGACAGACAGCGACAGCGAGGCGAAGCTGCTGATCGCAGTGATCCACCACGAAGGCACTGACGCCTACACCCGCGAAGAGTGGAGAGATTTCGTGAAGTCGTACTACGACAACCAACACGAAGACTTTGAATCGTGGACGGAAGTAGATGCAGTCAACGACCGCATCTTCAGCCAGGTGCATAAGTTCGAGTGCCCACAAGACAGTTACATCGGCGGTTACTACCACAACTAAGGAGGTCCACCATGGACAACAACATCATCAGTCTCGACGAGTATAGACGTGTCAAGGACAAGACGACCTACGACTCTCCCCAGCAGATGCTGCAAGCAATCCAGCGCAAGCAAGAAGAGAGTCTCGAGCAGCGAATGGCCCGAATCCGTGAGAGCATCAAGCGCATCAACGGTCTTATGGAAGATATTCGGAAGAATCAGCAGTGATTCGGTGGTCACCCGGAATCGGGTGACACTGCTACGCCGGACGCCGATACTACTATTATATGCGAGCTGCGACAGGGGTCTGCTGCTCGCACTGTGAGACTGGGGATCTCACAGTGGTCCCGATACTATATCATTGTGAACCCCAACGAACGAGGTGTTTTATGACTATGTCTCAGTCACGTTCAGTTATCGAAGCAACCATCAGTGTTCTTGGCGAAGGCTTTCAACCTGGCGTCCCGGTCCTCACCTACATCACAAAAGCTCAAGTGAGCGAGGTGGTTGACCTGGTGACGCAGAGCATCTGCGAGGGTCTCACTGACTTCTCAGCCCAAGCCAAGGCCAAGTACAACACACCCAAGCTGGTGCGCAGCTACGTGGTTGGCATGGTGAACAACTGGCATCGCAAGTCCAAAGAGCTCAACGGTGGAATGGTGTACACGCCAAAGAACCCTGGGTCTCGCCAAGGTCAAGGCGATGCTGAGCTGAAGGAGCTCAAGCTTCTGCGCAAGGCTCTTCAAGAGCGCAACGCTAAGCCTGAGGCGATCGCCAAGGTGGACGAAGCCATCCAAGCACGACTCGAGGTGCTCGGCCAAGCGAAAGCACCGACCATCAATCTCGACCTGATTCCAGAGCATCTGCGCTCACTCATCTGAGCGAGCGGCAGCGGCGCCGCGTCGCCAAGGCCCCCTAACCTCGCGGGGCTGGATCAACTCCAGCCCCGACTTTCTTCAAGGAGACAGTTATGCTGATCATCAAGAAAGCTCATCGCGGTTTTAGAACGGTCTACGAGCGTCGCTACTAT